TCGGCAGTAAGCCCCGTGCTGGCGTTCCTCACCCCGACGAAAGGATTCGTATTTGCTCTTGTTATCATGTTCGCCTTCAACGTGTGGGCGGGTATGAGAGCCGACGGCGTATCCGTCGTCCGGTGCCGAAACTTCTCCTTCCGGAAATTCAAGAACGCACTGGCCGAGTTGCTGCTCTACCTCATTATCTCGGAAACGATTTACTCCATTATGTTGAATTGCGGGGACGACACGGCCGCACTTATCGTGATGAAGTCGCTGACGTATGTTTTCATGTATGTCTATGTGCAGAATGCCTTCCGAAACCTCATACACGCTTACCCCACCAACAAGGCCCTGCGCATCATATACCACGTGATACGCTTCGAGTTCAAACGCGCCCTGCCCGAAAACGTGCAGCGCATCGTCGAGCGTGTCGAACGGGAACATGGCGAGGAGATAAACGAAGAATTTACCGATAAAAACAAGGAGGAAGAAAAATGAAAAGCCCTTTCTTCTCCGTCAAAGAACTGGTGTGCAAGCACGTCTACGAACGATACGGCGAGAATGCCGCCATGTTCCTCGACGAAAAACTCATCGAGACCCTGAACGTGATACGGGAGCAAATCCTATGCGCCCCCATGACCGTCAACAACTGGCATGCAGGAGGAAACTTCACACAACGGGGTTTGCGGTGCAACATCTGCGAACTGGTGAAAAGCAAGACCGATGCAGGAAAGCTGTACCTGTCGGCCCACATGTTGGGAAAAGCCGTCGATTGCAACGTCGAGGGCATGACCGCCGAAGAAGCCCGCCGGCTCATCATCGCAAAACAAGAACTGTTGCCGTACCCCATTCGATTGGAGGACGGCGTATCGTGGCTCCACTTCGACCTCTACAAAAACGGCAAAAATGAAAAAGTATACCTCTTTAAGGCGTAGACACCATGAACGAAACAAAAATCTCTGTGGCCACCACCGTTGCCATCTTCCTGTTCATCGCTACCGTCATGCTGTTCTCGTCGTGCCGCACCGGCAGGCAGGTCGTTGTAGTCGAGGGAAAGGATAGTATAAGAATAGAGGAGCGGGTACGGGAGATAAAAGTAACCGACACCCTTTTTGTCGAAGTCCCGATGCAAAAGGAATCGACGACGGTACGGGATTCCATGTCCCACCTCGAAAACGACTACGCCATAAGCGACGCCCGCATCATGGCCGACGGTTCTCTGTATCACTCGTTGGAGACAAAACCCCGCACCGACACCCTTACACAAGAGCTGTCCGTACAAGCGAAAGATTCGATTATCTACCGTGAGAAAGTGGTGCCGAAGATCGTTCCCGTAGAGAAAGGATTATCCGATTGGCAGAAAATACAAATCCGAGGTTTTTGGATATTCCTGATTTTAACAAGTGTATATATTATTATAAGAAAAAAGGTGTTATGACACAAAAAATTCATACATTTGCCCCGTATGTTATATAACATTACATTCGTATATTAGTCCGCTTGCTCGATTGTGAAATTAGGCAAGCGTTTTTTATAATACCCCCTGATATCGGAGCAACAAAGGATTGGCCTCTTGTATGTCATGTGGTGTATAAATATCTGTCATCAATAATGATGAATGTCTCGCTTGTTCTTTTACAGACAGAGTATCACAACCGGAACGCAACATTTCTGTTATACCAGTGTCTTTGAGTGAATAAAACTTATACTGTGTTGGTAACTTCAATATCTGGTGCGTCCTATATGTCGCGCCGTTTTTTTTGAAAATATCGTTTTTATTTGCGGATAATAAAAATATTATCTATATTTGTAATGTCATTAAGACAAGAGCTCTTTATGAATGATGACAATGAGCTAAAAGCTCGGATAGAAGACCTCGAGCAAAGCTTGATCTTTTATCTCCGCCATTATCATGACTTGTCGTCAAGAAGCAAGCGTATGAAGGCGGTAATCGACAAGGAGATTAAGGAACTTGAAGAAGAGTTGAAAGAACTTAGTCGATGGGTCGATTAGAAAGAAAAGCCCGTCTTATGGCCATAAGACGGGTACTCTTTCTTCAAGTATGGCAAAAACGAAATACCAATTTTTATGGACAAGGTAAAACGATTTTTTGAATTAAAAGAAGAGTGGAAATCCGCAAAAGCGGATCGCCGCGGAGAAGTCGATCGGGAATTGCGGGAGCTGATGGACAAGATGTCAGATGCGGAAATGTCTGCCTTGACCGATGGTGTGCAGGGAGACTTCGACCGCATGAAAAACGAGGCTTCCGAGATCAGGAAGATACTTACGGTTCGCGAAAAACTGGAATCAGTATTGCCCTATATTTCGGTATCTACCATAGCCAAACATTATTTCGGGAAAACCTCTTCGTGGTTCTATCAACGATTGAACGGCAACAGGGTGCATGGCAAGCCGGTATCATTTTCAAAGACGGAGATCGAGCAATTGAATAGAGCCATTCAGGACATCAGCGATAAATTGAAAGCCGTATCGCTTTAACTGCCATGCAAGCAAATAATCCTGACATTCACAGTATGGACGCCGTTTTGGACAACTTGTACGGTGCGGAGGAAAGTCCGGAACGGGAAGAGTTTCGTAGAGAAGCCTATGCCTACATGATAGGACAGTTGATTTGCGATGCCCGGAGACAGAAAAAACTGACGCGATCTCAATTGGCTCAAAAGCTCGGTACTGATAAAACATGATTTCTTGATGCAGATTTTCAATGTTATGTGAGACAGACCTGTTTCTACAAACAAGTATTTTCTGGCGCGACTTGCAAGTCGCGCCGTTTTGTTTTGATTGATATCGGTTATCTTTTCGAGGCCCGATAAGGATGTAAATTTTTATAATTTATTCTGGATTGTTATTTAACCTTATAAAGGGAATATTTCTACTATTCAGCAAAAGATATTCTCTCAGAATACCCCAAAAGACTCTTGGCAATCCGAACTATTTCCGCATTACTTGGTAATAAGAGATGGAGCGTATAGATGAAGCTTGTGATGATGTGTTTCGCTCCGGGGTTGTCAGAGATGATAGCCCCTTTTTATTGAGGGAGAGAAAGCGCGTAACGGGAAAGGAACGATTCTATCGTATTGATAGCTGCTTTACCGATGTTTGGAATATTGAGCAAGCCGGTACGATTGAATTGTAACAGTTGCCCGATAGTTTTTATTCCGGCTTTTTCGAGAGGAAACAAAATACGGAGCGATAAATCGAACTCGACCAAATGGGCCTTCAAAAGGCGTTCCATGTGAAGTCTGGGTTCATCATATTTGTCAAAATCGTCAGCCATAAAGATATTATATTAAAAAAGGCGATGGGAACCACCCCATCGCCCAAAGTCAAACCAATAATCCCAACTATGGGGTTGAGTGTTATTGATAATGCAAAAATACACATTATTTCAAATTATCCAATACTTTTCTGATCGCTTTTGTCGCCATATCGGGAGTAACCTTTATATAGCTGTAAAGACAGCTTCCGCCTTTATCTATTTTATGACCTAAAATATAATCGATGACAGAAGTATTGATACCCAGATTGAATGCATGTTGGCTGAAAGATTTTCGGGCAGAATAATAGATAATCTTTTCAATACCGGTTTCAGCGGCTAATTTAGGCATCTGTGTATGAAAAAAGCCATTATATCTAAAATGGTTTTGATAAGCAGTAGCATATATGTGCCCGTCTTTTGCTTTTATACGGTTGATAATTTCTTTCGCTTCGTCTGGTATGTCGAACTCGACGAAAGGATTTGATTTGTATCCATGATTGGTTTTTGTTCGTATGTAGTGAATGGTTGATACCTGCTCGTTGAAGTTTATTTGAAGCAAGTCTATGATATTTATGCCACCGAGATAATAGGAGAGCATGAACAAGTCTCGGCACAGTTGCACACTTGAACCGAGAATGATTATATACTAATCTGATAATCAATTTATATATTAGTATTTATCTTTTATTTGATACCGTATAGTTCCCATATTCTGTCGGTTTCCCAAAGGTTATTATTATTTTGCTCCACTGTCTAATAAAAGCTCTTCATTTTGAGGTATGGTGTTAATGTTCGCCAATGGGTTGTTCTAACCAACCCATTGGCGAACTATGATAACCTTAACTTAATGTACTCGGTTCATGATCGGGGTATTAAGCCGCAAAGCATTCTATAATGTCCGATTTTCTTTAAGAATTTCGGACATTTTATTGCTACATCAAGAGTAATATCGTATCTTTGCAAGTGGAATCATTGTGGATATGAAGACGATACTGACAAAGGAAATACGAAACATCATAGACCGAAACGGACCGAACAGGCTTTATATGGTGAGTGATTTTGCCCATCTGAATAATGATGGGCTAGTTACTCGTGCGCTTTCCCGATTAGAGAAAGAGGGGGTGCTCATTCGTCTTTCTCAAGGTCTATATCTATATCCATTACGGAATAAGTTCGGTGTACTTCGTCCCTCTATAGAAGATATCGCATACGCTATAGCGGAAAAGGATAAGGCTCGTATTATACCTAGTGGATTGACAGCATTGAACAAATTGGGACTTTCCACACAGGTCACGATGAATGCAGTCTATTTGACAGATGCCACAGCAAGGGAACTTACTATCGGGAACCGTAAAATCATATTCAAGCGTAGCGCACCTCGCAATTTTGCCTACAAGACAGACTTGTTCCCACTTATAGTCGCTGCCATGAAAGAATTAGGGAAAGATAACGTGACAGATGAACAGATCGCAATCATAAAACAAACCATTGAAAAATATGGTAGTCCTGATGAAATCAAATACGATTACAGCATTGCTCCGCAATGGATTAAACAAAGACTTGCATTATGAATTTTACTAAGCTTACAAAAGAAGAACAACTTACCATTTTGGCTAATGTAGCCGAAGATAAAGGGATTGTGGACAATGCCGTAGAAAAGGACTACTGGGTCAGTATGGTGTTACGTGCCATATTTTCTTTGCCGTATGCAGCAGCTTTTGTTTTCAAGGGAGGAACAAGCCTTAGCAAAGGTTGGGGATTAATAGAACGGTTTTCGGAAGATATTGACCTTGCAATAGATCCCCAATATCTCGGCTTTACAAATATTGAAACTAAAAGTCAACGGACTAAGTTGCGGAAAGACTCCAAGAAGTTCATAGATGGCTCTTTCGCGCTCGACGTTGAGACCAGATTAAAAGAGTTTGGGCTATCAGAGAGCTGTAAGGTTATAGTTCCGGAGACATCTGTCAGTGACCTTGATCCTGTAGTCCTGTTTGTCGAGTATAATTCAGTGCTGCAAACGAAAATGCAATATATACCCGAACGCGTCAAGGTTGAGATAAGTTGTCGTTCACTCATGGAACCGTCAGAAGATGTGAAAATGCGTTCTATGATAGAAGAGGCTTATCCAGGTGAAGAGTTCTCATTACCTATATTCACTGTTCCTACCGTAGTGCCAGGACGAACATTTCTGGAAAAGGTTTTTCTTTTACATGAAGAGTTTAACCGTCCCAATGGCTGTACGCATATCGAACGTATCACACGACACATGTATGACATTGTAAAGATGATGGATAAACCGTTTGCTATGGAAGCAATGCAGGATGTACAATTATACGAGGACATTGTGACTCATCGTAAAAAGTTTACGGCTTGGAGTGGATTGGACTATACGAGTCATCTTCCACACACAATATCGTTCCTGCCTCCTAAAAGCATCGAAGATGTTTTGCGTGACGACTATAAGCAGATGCAAATTGGCTTCATCTATGCCAATGCACCTTCTTTCGATGAGATTATGGAACGATTGAGTGAGTTGCAAAGCAGATTTAGGACATTGGTATGGAAAAATAATCGTTGACGGTATGGATAGAATAAATGTTGATATGACCGAAACTATTTTTTTTGATTGATAAAGAATACAAAACATAGTTCAATATGGCACATAGTTTCATAACCAATAAAGATCGTCTACTCTCCGACATTATCACGGGTATCTTGCCCAAATCGGATGCCGTAGATATTCTTGTGGGCTATTTCTATTTTTCGGGATACATACAGCTTGCCGATAAGCTCGCTGATAAGCATCTCCGTATTTTGGTTGGTCTTGACATAGACACTCGGATTTCAAATCGTGTCCGTGAGGTAGAAGAGTTGGTGGAATGGCAACGCATCCGGAGTAAGGTTCGTGAGGAATATTTCAACAACTTAGTGAGACTCATTAATGAAACGGATAATACCGATACAGATGAAACCATCCGAATATTTCGTCAATTTCAACATAAAATTTATAATGGCACATTGGAAATACGTAAGACCGAAGACCCGTGTCATGCGAAAATGTACCTTTTTGCTTATAATAGCATCAATAACGAAAATGGAGAACAACCCGGTGATGTAATCACAGGATCAAGTAATCTTTCCTATCAAGGTTTGCAAGGTAGAACAGAAATCAATGTACGGTTTACAGACAAGGGGAAATATACGGAGGGAAAACAAATCTTTGACGAACTTTGGTCAAATGCCATTCCAATTGTGGACGAAAACACTGTTGATCGTTGGAAAGAAAAAGTCGAGAGTAAAATTTGGATTGACCGACTCTTTCAGCCATATAAACTTTATCTACGTGTGCTCAGCGAGTATTTTAACATTCCGTCTAAAACAAATGTGCGTACACCTTTCGACATTACCGATGGAAAGTTCTTCAACCTGAAATATCAAACTGATGCCATTCAGCTTGCATTGAAGTCTATCGAAACCCATAACGGAACGATTGTAGCAGACGTAGTTGGCTTGGGAAAAAGTATAATCGCTTCTACCATTGCCCACAACCTCCGTTTGCGTACTATTGTTATATCACCCCCACACTTGAAGTCAGGATGGGACGCTTATAAGGACGAGTTCGGTTTCACAGGCACAGTATTCAGCAGTGGTAAAATTTCGGAAGCATTGACGCATTACAATGATTTGAAGAAACCTGATGAACAGTTTCTGATTATAGTGGACGAGGCGCATCGCTACCGCAATGAATACACAGAAGATTATGCCATGCTGCACAATCTTTGTCAAGGTAATAAGGTGGTGTTATTGACAGCAACTCCATTTAACAACGACCCTGCCGACATCTATTCCATGCTGAAACTCTTTCAGATACCTACCAAGTCCACACTTAAAACAGTGGAAAATCTTAGTATTGAGTTTCGCGATCTTATCAACCAGTACAAGGAACTGCGCGAATTGCAGCGTCAAGGTAAACTCTCCAAGCAAGACGTAAAAAACGAAACCGCTAAGATAGCTCGCACAATTCGCTCTATTATCGGACCTTTGGTTATCCGCCGTTCACGCATTGACCTACAGCAGATTGACACATATAAAGACGACCTAAAAAAGCAAAAGATTGAGGTGGTTATTCCACAGGACCCTATTGAGTTATCTTATGACCTCAAGGAATTGAAAGACTTGTATCTGCGCACGCTTAATCTCATTTATGGGACAAAATCAAACGATGAAGATTCGGACGATGGCAGTTACCGCTTTCAAGCAGCTCGTTACAAGCCAGTGCTATATGTGCCGGAAGATAAACGTGAAGCATTGGCCAATGACATAGAACGCCAAACAGGGATTGATGATGTAAATATGCTCATCGGTCGTCAAGCAAACGTGGCAAAATTCATGCGCCGTTTGCTGGTGCGTCGCTTCGAAAGTTCGGTTGCAGCTTTCAAAACGTCGCTTGCCTTTATGATAAAATCTTCTCGTAATGTGCTCGATTGGATTGACCGTACCGGAAAGATCCCCGTTTGGAAAAAAGGAGGCATGCCTGATGTGGATGACTTTTACGAAAGCACTGATGATGGCATGGCGGAAATAGAAGATGCGTTTGAGAAATATTCAGGCAAGGGATTCTTTGTTATTGACATGAAGTTTGTCAAGAACGAGTTTATCAATGACGTAAAAGCCGACATCGCACTTCTTGAGTCTATTTACTTGGAATGGTTTGGTAAGGAAAATATTATCAAGTTCGATCCGAAACTCGAATCGTTCATCCGCCTTGTTCGTGAGAAACTATCCAATGAACCAAATCGCAAACTTGTTGTATTCAGCGAGTTCGCTGATACTGCCAACTACCTTGGTGCGGCCCTCAAAGATGCCGGACTTCCTGCACTTAAATATACTTCAGCGGATGCAACGCCTTCTATGCGCCAGACTATTCGCAATAATTTTGACGCAAGTGTTAAAAAAGAAATGCAAGCCAATGACTACAAGGTCTTGGTTGCCACTGATGCCATTTCCGAGGGTTACAACTTGCATCGAGCCGGAGCGATATTTAACTATGACATTCCATATAATCCCACAAGGGTGATCCAGCGTATAGGACGTATCAATCGTATCAACAAAAAGGTTTTCGACAACCTTTATATTTATAATTACTTCCCCACAGAGGTAGGCGAAAGCGAAACCCGCACCAAAGAAATATCTACCTTAAAAATGGCAATGATTCATGCCATTATGGGTGAAGATACTAAGGCATTAACTTCCGATGAAGAATGTTCCGCTTTTTTCCGAGACCGTTACCGTGCGGAAATCGAGCATTCCGAAACGGAATCGTGGGACACTCAGTATCGCCATTTTTTAGAATCGGTCAAGGGTACTGATGAATACAATGAGGCTTTGCAGATTCCACACCGCGCCCGAACAGGGCGCATCGTGGATAAGCCACTCAAAGGTGTCATCCTTTTTGGTAAAAAAGGCGAAGATTTCGTTTTTAAAATTTCCAATGGCGACTGTGAGCCGACAATGCTTTCTGCCGAAGAAGCCTTGAAGCTCTTTGAAGCTTTACCCGATGAAAAGCCGTTTGCTACCACCGAGGACTTCGACCGATTGTATCAACAAGTGAAACTTTTACTATTCCGCAGCGATACAAAGAGCCGTAATGACAAAAACATCTTAAGGGCTATTCAAAAACTTAATGCAATTAAGATAAAACTGCCTGAAGATTACTATTCTGATCTTTTGGCGGCTCTCGATGCGGAAGCATTGTCTGGCTATGAAGTGCGTTTCATCAATCAAATGAAACCATCAGAGATTCAAAAATTATTCAAAGAGATTCCTGCCGACTATCTTATGCGCTTGCTCGAAGCACAAGCCAAAGTCGGAGAAGGGAACGAAACATTAATAATAACTGAAGAACTGCAATAATGATGGATTTTAGCAAAGCATATAATCGTGCGGATTTTGTCAATTACCTCCGCCGTGATTTCCTCCCCGATGATTTTGAGCAGGAAGAAAAGAATGTCCCATTTTGGACACAGATGAACTATGCATCTGTTGCCACTTGTCTTGGCAAGTCTAAAACGTTAGACCTCGTGGTCTATGAAATCAAACACCATTCGCCCCATGATGCTCGCGTGGGACTGTCGAAAGATGCTTTCCGTATGCTTGCAGGAGAAAAACAAAACCGAGCTTTGGTTATCTTCGTTCCAGAAGATAACTCGGACAATTACCGTTTCTCGCTGATTGAAATCCAACTCTCTATCGGTGAAAATGACAGTAATGTTACCCGTGCTTATTCTAACCCTCGTCGCTATTCTTACTATCTTGGCAAGGGAATCGCTTGCTATACGCCCAATAAATACTTGAATGAACTGGGTAGAGTCGAGGATGTGAAAGATCTTTTTGAGCGTTTCTCGGTAGAGGTACTTACCAAGGCATTCTATCAAGAACTGTCAGATTGGTATGCTTGGGCAATTAAGGTTATTTCTTTTCCAAACGATATCTCTACACAGGCAGATGATAAACGCCACAATCACGAGGGGGTAATCCGCCTTATCACTCGATTGATTTTTGTATGGTTCTTGAAAGAGCGTAAACTTATTCCGTGGCAGTTCTTCGATCAAGAGTATATAGCCAATCATCTTATTAAGGGTTTCAATCCGCATAAAATTGACAATCTTTTCGGCAAGTCGGAAGCAAGTGTTTATTATCGCGCTATCCTGCAGAACCTTTTCTTTGCAATGCTTAATTGCCCAATTACCAAGGAGGGAGGTACGGAGTTTACAGAACGCCGTTTCAAGGACAACCGCTCGCAGTTTGACGATAACAAACTGATGCGCTATCGTGATGAGTTCAATGATCCTGACGAGTTCTTGCGTCTCGCTAACGAAACCGTGCCATTCCTCAATGGCGGACTTTTCGACTGCTTGGATGAAAAGCGTACGGGAATGTACTACGATGGTTTCAGTGAACGTAAGGAGTCAATGGCGCAACTGATTGTACCAGACTATCTTTTCTTCGGAGAGGAAGCGGGTAAAAACATAGACCTTTCAGAATTCTACGGCGATGCTAACAAGAAGAAAGTGTCGGCTCGTGGTATCATTGACATTCTCAAGCGTTACAACTTTACAGTAGAGGAAAATATGCCATTTGATAAAGATGTATCGCTCGATCCGGAATTGCTTGGTAAGGTATTCGAGAACTTGTTAGCTTCATACAATCCAGAAACCCAACAAACAGCCCGTAAGCAAACTGGTTCATTCTATACTCCACGAGAAATAGTGCAGTATATGGTTGATGAAAGCCTTGTCACTCACCTCAAACGCACGGTTGGCAATGAGTTGGAGAGTGAATACCGCAAGCTACTTGACTATGCAGACAACGAAATTTTGCTTACCGAACAGCAGAAGTTGGCAATTATGCAGTCTCTCTATAACTGTAAGATACTCGATCCCGCTTGTGGTTCAGGAGCATTCCCTGTTGGTGTGCTTCAACAGATGGTGCATATTCTTAAGCAAATTGATCCCGATAATAGTCGTTGGAAGAATATGCTACTACAATTCGCTATTGATGAAACATCTGAGGCATACCTTAATTCGACTGCTGAAGAACGACGAGAAGCTGTTGCTGATATAGAAAGAGCTTTTGATGAGAATGTAAACTACCCAGACTATGCCCGTAAACTCCACCTTATTGAAAATTGCATTTATGGTGTAGATATTCAGCCCATTGCCATTCAAATTTCAAAACTCCGCTTTTTTATCTCCCTTGTCATAGACCAGAAACGGAATAACAATCCTGCCGACAATTTCGGAATTCGTCCGTTGCCTAATTTGGAAGCCAAATTTGTTGCAGCAAACTCACTTCTTGGTCTAAAACGGACGGAAGCATCTTTATTTGACTCAGAAGAAATAAAACAGAAAGAACGTCAACTTAAAATTGCTAAACATAAAATATTTAGTGCTAGACGACCTACAACCAAGGAAAAATGGCGCAATGAGGTAGTTCGCTTGCGTAAGGAGATTGCGGATCTCTTACTTGAAAAAGACTGTATCGGCAACGAACAAGCAGCCCAACTTGCACAGTGGGATATGTTCGACCAAAATACTTTCGCTCCTTTCTTTGATCCCGAATGGATGTTTGGTATCAAAGAGGGCTTTGACATTCTTATCGCCAATCCACCTTATATCTCTACAAAAGGTGTTTCAACTGCCGATAAGAAACTATTCGAAGCGGAATTTGGCTTCTCTGATGATACATACAACCTGTTCTTTTTCAAAGGCTTTTCCTTGCTTTGTGAGGGAGGATGTATTACATACATTACTCCTAAGACATTTTGGACAACTCAAACCAAGCGTAATTTAAGAGATTTACTGCTTGCCAATACACTTAATTACGTGTTTGATACAGCCAATCCATTTGAAGCTGTAATGGTTGACACTTGCATCACCTCGGCAGTTAAGAATAAGCCTGCCGCAGAAAATCTTGTGCGCTTTATGGATGGTCGTAAGAGTTTATTACAGCCCGAACGTCTGACCGTAGCTCAATCAGTATATCTCAATACTCAAAACAGTGTGATATTCAAACCGTCTGAATTGAATATGCGTATCTACGAGCTTTATGGCGAAAAGGTCAAAGCTCTGTATGATAAGTGGTGGGACAAGATTAAGACTTCTCGTGACATCGAAAAGAATAAACGCGAACTTGAAGAATATCGGGCAAGCCTTAAACCTGGTGATGTTGCACTTCTCGGGTGCTTGACCGAGGGTGGACAAGGTTTGGCCACCGCCAATAATGGTAAATACATTGCGGTAAGAAGCACCACTAAATGGGCGGAGAACATCCGTGTGTCTCGGCCTAAGAAACTTGCTGATTTTTTGGCTCGAACCCCGAAAGCTATAACCGCAGAAATGCGCCGTTACCCATCATATATAGCTTTTTTACAATCATTGTCAGAAGCTGAAATTGCAGAACTCTTTGATTCTCTCAAAGAGCAATATGGTCGTGACATTTTCGGTCAAGGTTATCTTTATAAGATTGTGGATGATTGCGAAATAGCAGATGTGGATTCTTTGACGGATGACGAAAAAGAGAACGGTATAGAAACAACCAAACCATACTATGTGCCTTATGATAAAGGAGATAAAGACGGAAATCGATGGTATCTTGAAACTCCATTCGCTATTGCGTGGTCTAAGGAGAATGTCCGTTTTTTGAAGACTAATTCTGGCAAGAAAGGGGAAGGTATGCCCGTTGTTCGTAACCCTCAATTCTATTTTAGGGAGGGACTTTGTTGGAGTGACATTAATACGACTTTTCTTAAGTGTAGAATTAAGCAAAAGAGTATTCATGACGTAAAAAGTATGAGTATTTTTGGCGTGTGCGACAAAGTTCCCGAAAAATACATTTTATGTGTAATTAATTCGACACTGATTAGCTATTATGTTGATACTTTTGTAAATAACACTCAGACTTTTCAAATAAACGATGCTCGTCAACTCCCAATTATCGTTCCTACATCTGAACAATTATCATTTTGTAGCGCTTTGGCAAAAGCTGCAATAGCGCAAAAAATAAAAGGGAACGAGTCATCAAACATACAAAAACAATTGGATGATTTTATAGAAAATCAAATCTTTGGTTTAGTATAGGGAGGGTTTTTGTTGGAATAATGTTTTGACTACATACATGAAATGTAAGAAGAAAGAAAAGACCGTTCAAAGTACCGAAAGCATGAGTTTTTTCTCATGTACAGAACAAACACCAGAGTATTACCTTATTTCGATTATGAATTCAAGATTTGCTGCATTTTATGTAGATAATCTTGTAAATTCAACATCTCATTGTACTACTGGTGATGCAAAACTTATCCCTATTATGATACCAACTATTGAGCAACTATATGAATGTAAACGTCTCTTTGATAAAGCATTTGACTTGAAACGGTCTGTTGCAAAAGGAATTGCGACAGATTTAGATATTTCAGAAGAACTCAATGCTGTGGAAAGAGCCAATGATTTAATAGTTGAGAGCATATATCAATTATAGATACAGAGAATGGAGTAGAGGATTAATGGATATCCTCTACTCCATACAATAAACGAACCAATCTATCAAGTTCATATTGTTTTTCTTCCATTAAGATTTCATCAATCACTGCTGTTCTTTTGAGACTGATGCAATCGGCAACTAATTTTTGCAATGATTCAAATATTTTCTTTTGTGGGATTACTATAGGTAGCTGCCGTGCGTCATTTATCTGAAAATGAGAAGTGTTGTTGATAAAATTGTCAACATATAGGCTAATAAATTCTGAATTTATTAGGGCTACATAGTACCAATCAGGAAGGTTTGTCATTGTGAATAGGCTCATACTCAAAACATCAAAAACGCCATTTGCTTTAATTCTGGCTTTAAGGTATGTAGAGTTGACATCTATCCAACAAAAACCCTCCCTAAAATAGAACGTATAACCTTGGTAACGAGCTTTCGGATCTGTCTTCAAAAAACGGACGGTTAATAGATACCACGCTCCCATCTGCCATTCCTTGATTTTGTTGGAGTTCTCAATCCGGTATATGCCAAATATCGATATAGTGTACCCCTTGCAATTTTCAATTTCTTAGCTATCTGCGGAACGCTTATCCCTTTTGCCATTTGACCCTCTATGTATTTGTGCTTTGCCACACATTTTGCGTTCAACTGCTTATTGCGTTGACCTTGACCTCTACCGACTTGATGTCCTTCCTTTTTTAACCGAGCAAGGGCTTCTTTTGTCCGCTGAGAAATCAAGTTACGTTCTATTTCTGCGGATAGTCCGAAAGCAAAAGCAAGTACTTTGCTTTGAATGTCATCGCCAAGACGGTAATTATCTTTAATCGTCCAAACGCGACTCTCTTTTGTCATACAGATATTGAGTATTTCCATAATCATAAAGAGGTTGCGTCCAAGACGAGATAACTCTGTACAGATTATCAAATCATCTTTGACAATTCGGTTTAGAAGCTTGCCGAGTGCCCGTTTAGAATAGTTCTTTGTACCAGAGATAGTTTCTTCTATCCAGCCATCTATCGTCAATCCTTCTTTTTTGCAGAAACGCTCTATCTCAAAACGTTGGTTTTCCACCGTCTGCTTGTCGGTGGAAACGCGGATGTAGCCATATACCATTTTTAGGTATATGATACCTCTTTTGTTTTGAAGAACAAAGGTTTTAGAGGCATTATTTTTCGATACATACCTGTCTTTTCTGCAAATTGTTTGCTCCCATGGGTTCTATTTTTTAATTCCATACCTCACATGTCTTTAATCATCGTCTTGTGGTTGTTTGTTTCTTGGAGTATTTATCTTTATCTCTCCACGGAAGTTCAGAAGAAGAACCGCCTCCACCAGTACCAACATGAACCTCCGCCGGTCCTCCGGCGGCAAGGGTGAAAACAGCGCCCAGCAATTCCGCCTGTTTTCCATTTACCTGTTCCTGCGGATCGAATACAGCGTTGACAAATTCCTCGTCCGTGATTTGTCCGTTGAAATGTCTTTGGGCCACATCATAGTCTATCTGGAATTTTGTGTCCTCAAAAAGCTCCTCTCCGACCCGTGTCCAGATGTGAAGCGACGGATTCCGATAGTTGGACACGTTGATTCGGACAAGCTCGGCACCGGATGAGAGGCTATAGCGCTGAGGGTTTGCCTTACGGTCGAGCAGACCTATTTGCTTCCGCTGCTTGTCTATAACGGTATCTTTCTCTTTTGACTGCCGTTCGGCGGTTTCCGCCCTGCGGATGGCTTTGTCTATCTCCACTTGATAGCCATTTCGCAGTTTCCCGATTTCTGATTTATGCTGTTCCTGCAACCGGATCTTTTCTGCCTGAAGAGCCTTAATCTGTCTATTAAGTTCGGCAATCTGCCCGTCCTTGTCCGCAAGTTCCTTCTTTGCCTTGGCGAGGTCTCCCTTTCCGAACCACGCAAGGATGGTATTCTTGCCCTCCTGTGCCTTCTCCACATCGGCCTGCAGCTTGGCTATGTCCTCTTCATATTGGATTACCTGCCGCCTGTAATAATCCGAGTTTGCCTGGTGTTTGGCGGTGGAGCCGACAATGCCCCGCTGAAGCCCGAACGGTTTCATGGCCGCTGCGTAACTATTCTGGTATTCATGTAATTTGGTGCGCCGCATCACATCATCCGCTGACAAACGGGGACCGGATTTCGTCTCATACTTCTTCTCGCCCTCCCGCTTCCTGCGGATACGCTCCCCGGTCACAATGGGAACGACGGTGGCGTGCAGGTGGGGAGTCTTCTCGTCCATGTGCAGTACGCACGATACAAGGTTCTCTTCGCCGAAGGTCTCCCTTAGCCATTTGAGATTGGCATCGATCCAACTGTTCAGCCTACCGTCATTGGCAATCTTCGTCATCTGCTCATGTGTCCCTGTCAGGATGATACGGATGGCTTTTGTCTGGTTCTTGCCGACCTTGCGGCGCAGCCCGGCCGTGTCGATGCGGTGCTGTACCGCCTCGGTACGGTTGGGCACTCCTTCAGGGAACCTGACCAGCTCACGGTTGAGATGTGTCCGGTCCGCATTGGCATTGGCCGGCACATAAATTTTTCCCTTGGCATCTTTTCTTTCTATATGGCATGACATTCCGCTGTCATTGCCGCTGCCACGCTGTAGGTGGCAGACTGCGTATTGTGTATTGCTCGTATCTGTTCGTTTTATGGTTGTCATTTCTGTTGTAAAATCCCGTTTTATTGCCGGAGGCATATATTTGGAGCCTGAGGTATTCCCTAGGGCTATGGGCTTTTTGACTGCCGGACGCGGAGCGGAGGCGGTGAAAATGCCCTAATAAGCTACGGGATTTTACGACCCCTTTCCCTTGGGACAGCAAGCTGTCCGGTGCCTTCCTGTCATTCCGTTTTTTTCGCATCAATCAGTTCGAGCCCGAAAGCGTCGATGAGGGACCGCAATACGGGATTGCGTTCTATCATCTGTTGAAGGATCATCTGCGGCGTGTCCTCCATCAGGAGGAAGTCTGCGATGTCCAGTCCGGCTTCACGCTGCGCACCGGTCGCAATCCTCTCCAGCATATCGGAACATGTGGCACGCCTGCAAAAGGATTCCAGCATCGGCAGCCGTTGCCTCCATTCTTCCGTCGCCTTGAGGTCGGGGAAGAGGACAACCTCCCGGCCGCCCAATACCTGCATGGTCTCGCTGTTGAAGCACCCGTGCATCCCTCCGGTGGCAAGCCAGATGAAGTCCGGGATGAAAAGGGCGGCGACCAGTGCCGTCTTCTCGCTCTCGACAACGGCTACGGGCTTGGCGGACATGGCGGCGGAAGTGTCCGACAGCAGGTGCTCTCCGAACAGGCACTGCTTCATCCTGAAGTCCGGCACCTTCCTTACCGAATGTACCCAGCTGACCTGGTTGAAAGGCTCCTTGATACGATGTCCGGTTGCGGCATCGTAGCCCATGATCTTGCCCGCACGCACATTGCCGTCCCGGTCTGTCTGCCAGAATACGGCCGCCCCGTTCCACATCCTTGACGTGCCGACCCTGTAGAGGCGGAACAGCCTGTCCGTATCCTCCTTGCCGGCCACCTTGGTGAAGTAGCGATATAAGGGGTTGATGTCGTACCTGCGCATGGACTGCTCCACCCAATCGGAGGGAAGAAAGGATATCCGTGGCTCCTGTTCAGGCATCGGTTTCGCTGCCGGTCTTGCAGCCACCGGTGTGCGGCAGTTTCTCTCCTGCTCACTCAACCTCTCCTTGACGGCCGGATTATCCCGGAAGTATTCTTTCGGAGTATAGTGGTAGCCGCAACTGTTGATATGGTCACAGATACCCACGTTGTCAGAGAAGGAAATCTCTCCCGCCTCGTCGATATAACGGGTAAAGCAGGACTTCCTGCCGCACTCCGGACAGGCGGTCTTGCTGCCCGGCCTGTATTTCTGAAGATGGAATCTGTATCCGTTCATGATGCTCTCTTTTGTGGATTCCTGCAAATGAAAACGGCCATTTGCAGTCTGCAGTCTTTGCAGTCTTGCAGGAATTTTACCTTTCCGGTACTCCGAGACTGCAAAACTGCAAAGACTGCAGGCTGCAACAAGGGGTCATCAGTTGCAGTTTCGGGTTGGCGGTTCATTATCGTTTTCATTAGATTTGACAGATTTATCATATATGACTTTTTCGTAATGCCCGGCCTTGGACTTCCGCAGTAACCCGCTCCTGCACAGTTCCCTGAGGTAGTTCATCACCGTGCGCTCGCTGACATTCTGCTGTTCCTTGCCTGTGGCGATGGCCGTCTTCGTGTCGAACGTGTCCGGCAGCAATGACAGCAGTACCTTGGGCGGTTCCTCGCACATGTCCTCTGCCACGAATGAACGGATGCGGTGGTACGAGTCCTCGAAATAACCGTTCAGCCGGACAGCGGCTTTTACCGATACCATATCCACAGACTGCAGATGGCTCTCGCCGGAAGCATACCGCAGCACCTGCATGAGCAGGGCCAGCCGTGCCACCTGCGCCGGATGCTTCATCTCACGGCTGTCCACCTCGGCATCGTCCTCTATCCGGTTGATGCGTTCCACTTTCCTATTCCACCATGAGAAGAAATACTCTTTTGCCTCCCTGTCCATGGACAGCACATGGGGCGCCTCTCCCGTATCATAGTCAAGGGCAAGAACCTTGAAAAGTATCTGCTCCCAGCGTGCCGCTGCCAGAGATGCCCTGTCCTCCCCGCCATCATCCCAATCAGTCCATTTTGACACTTCACGGGATTTGGGCAGCACGAACAGGATACGGTCGAGCAGTCCGTTCTCCTCGAAGCCTTTCGTGAGCAGTTCGTGTACACGCTTGGTCTGCGTGGTTCCGACGATATTGATGCATGGCTGTTCTATATGTACGGGTACAGTGTTGCCGACCCTTGTCACATCCAGAGCACCGCCGCTCCATGCCGTGAGCAGCTGCTCTATGAGCTGTCCGTTGGTATAGCGGTTGGCAGAGTTGAACATCCCCATGATCTCGTCCACGAGGATGACCACGCTACGGGGATTGTTGTTGTGCGTCAGCAGGAGCGATTCGGGGGTGAAGTCGGACACGACGGTACGCCGCAGTACGGGCTTCTTCCCGTTTTCCCCGGCAGCTTTCCATGCCTCCAACTCCGACTCATACGCCTTGAATAGGGCATAGTCGTGCTTCCGTATGGGACGGTATGCCGCCTCCAGCGGCGGTGTCTTGCCCAGTCCCGGCCTGCCCACGAGGATGATGTAGAGGGCGGCATTGCTCTGCCATTCGCCTTTGATGCGGATACGGTAGGTGCCGCCCAATGCCGCAGATACAGCCGAAATCATGGCAGTCGCTATGAACTCTGTCTTGTAGTTTTCGTACCGGGCCATGTCAAGGATGACGGATTGAACCGTCTGCGGGAACACTTCCAGAGGGAAGCCGGTGTCTTCGGTATGTTCCGCCTCCATGCGGATCATGTTGCACAGTTCAAGTCGGGTGTGTGTCATGTCAGCCATTTCTCTTCTTGCAATAGGATGTCACACTCTCGGATTTCCCTCCCGTCTGCACACGCCGGACATCCGACCTGGCATACATGTTCTTGTTGCCCACCTTGACAGGCACAAGGTAGCCCCGCTTTGCCCACAGGTTGAGTGTGCCCTCGCACACGTTCAACAACTCACGGACCTGTTTCGTATTGAGCCATGTCTCTTCCGCCTCACGCTTCATGGCGGCATCCCGTTCCTCCTGCTGCGCCATGATGGTGCGCTGCACGATGGACTCGGCAAACATCTTAAGGTCGGCGGGCGTGACTTCCAGTTTCACGTTCGCGCCCTGTTCGACCAGACTTTCTATGGTGATCATAAATATCAGTTTTGAAGTTTGTGAAGGCCATCTTCAAAAGTTCCCTGATGCCCCGCTTCCGATGGCTTATAAAAGAGAAGCACCGCCGACCTTAGGGAAAAGGTTGACGGTGCAAAAGTATATGGGAATTGAAACGAATTGATATATAATGCCTTGTCTTAAATTGTCATGACAATTCAAGTCTGCATGACCATGTAAAACGGCTCATTTTGCCTTATCCGGCGGCCGTTTCCGCTTCATCATCAGAGATGATTTTCTTGATTTCTGCCGCCAGTGTCCGGTACAGTTCCCGGTTCTCGTCGCTTTCGATGAGCGGGGCGGACTGGTCCCTGCCGTCTTTGATTACGTGCTTTGCCGTCTTCAGGAAGCCGACCGCCTGCCGTATGGCGCTCTCGCTTTTCAGCGAGGGCAGGTCGGGGAACTGCAGTGCCATCCCCACACTGTACTCCTTGGCGGCGTGCATTCCGGCCACCAGCTGTAGGTCTTTCAGCACATAGAACGGGAGTGCCTGGTGGACCGCGCTCGTGTTTATGGAAACGAAACGGCGGATGCATTGCAGGACTTCCTCCCTGTTTCCACACTTGAGATAATCCGCAAGCGGCCGCTCCTGTATCTTCTTCTTTCCGGCCGCCCGCTGCGCCTGCGGCACCGTACCGCTGACGGACTCCGTTGCTGTCGGACAGCATTCGGTATCACCGCCTCCCATCCCGTCCTTTAAGGACTGCAAAGCCCATTCACCGATGCTGCCTTTCTCAATTGCGTCTTTCATGGCAAAGTGGCTGTCCCAGTCCTTCTGCGTTCGGAAACCGTTCTTTATGGACACTTCAATAATCTGTTTGACGACAATGGAGCAGCCCATCCTTTCGGCGTTCCCTGCCTTGGGATGTCCCGCCTGCCTGCTGACCATGTCAACCATCGCCTCGAAACTTTTGCCGTAATACAGCCAGCTCAGCACGAGAGGGGCAGACAGGGTTACGCAGCGTTTTCTCAGACTCTGTCTGAAAATGTATCTCATCCTGCCCCAGAATGTGGACGGAGGCGGGGCAGTGTCTTTTTCCCTCTGTTTCCTGTACAGTTCCACGATTTGCCCAGGCACCGCGTTCTCCTTGAAATGGAGGCCTATGTTCCTGAAGCCGTCCGTGCTGTCGTCACACCATGACTGTTGCCATTCCCGCCTGATTCCGGGCAGTTGCTTGAAGATGGCGCGGCAGACGGCAAGGTACTGCATCTCGTTCCCGTCCGCCATCATTTTAGCGAAGCGGCGGTATTCCTCCCTGTGCGCGTCCTTCCACTGGAGGATGTCCGCCTTGAACTGTTCGTATGTTTGTTTCTGCTCGTCCATATTCGTAGGATTTTTGGGATATAAGATAATAAAAGAGGGATATGGCAATCAGTCTAATAGGTTCACCAGTTCCTTCTTCATCTCGTCGTCAATCTTGCGGTATCGTGCAAAAGCGCGACTGCCTTCCGAATGTCCCGACATGGAGGCAATCAGGTTCGGATCCTTGACCTGCCTGTAGAGATTGCCGATGAAGGTCTTGCGCGCCGTATGGGTAGATGCTACCTCGTATAAAGGTCTTGCCACATCCTCCCTTGTCTTGGGGTCGAGGACTATGACCTTGCGGTCGATGCCCACGTACTTGAGTATCTCCTTTATCTTCTTGTTGTAGCCGAAGTGTGAGAACCGGGGGAGCAGGGCGTTCTCCAGATCCTTGTAGCGTTCCAGTATGTCCCGTGCTTTTTGGTTGAGCGGCACACGCACTGTATTGGCATGTTCCATCTTCGTCTTCTGCGGGATGTACTCCACGAAACCGTCCACGATGTTAGCCTTGGTCAGCCTGTTCAAGTCGCTCACGCGGCATCCTATCAGGCACTGGAACATGAAGATGTCACGGTAGACCGGATAGGTTGCCCCCATGCCGCTCAGGTCGGCGTAGTACACCTTGTCCCGCTCTTCGAGCGTCAGGTAGAACGGGTCGCCGTACATCGGCCGGGCAATCTGGTACTGGTCGAAGGGGTTGTTCCTTGTCAGTCCGCGCTTGATGCACCACTTGACGACGGTGCGGATGCGGTAGAG